GTAGTACAATATCTTGGTATAAAAATAACTCACTTCTTTATACAGCTACTAGTATAGTTGCTGATACTTATGCACCAGCTGTAGCTGCTTTTGCTAATCAAACAGGAGCAACCGTAAACTTTGGGCAACAACCATTTACTTATACACCACCTACAGGATATAAAAAATGGAATACATTTAATTTAGCTGACTCTACTATTACAAAAGGTAGTGATTATATGAATAATAAATTATGGACAGGTAATGGTACTAATCAAGATATAAATGTAGGCTGGGATGCTGGGTTAATATGGTATAGAAATAGAACAGACCCAAGTGGTGGCGTATGGACTGATATTGTTAGAGGAGACGATTTGCATTTACAAACTTCTAATAATAATGCACAAGGTTCTTTTGGTGATATGGAGTTTATTACTGATGGTTATAATGTTGCAGGTAATAGTAACTTAGATAATGAAAGTGCACATGCTTATGTTGGTTGGCAATGGTTAGCAGGGGGCACAGGCTCATCTAATGGCGATGGTTCTATAACATCTACAGTATCTGTAAATACAAAAGCAGGATTTAGTGTTGTAAGATATTCTGGAAATGCTACTTCAGGTGCTACAGTAGGACATGGGTTAGGACTCGCTCCTGAAATTGTTATAGGTAAAACTTTAGATACGGGTGGTTATGATTGGTCTGTTTATGCTACTGCTATAGGAGATGCTACAAAAGTATTAACTCTTAATTTAAATATTGCAGCAGGAGTAGAAACTAATAAATATAACGGAACTGCACCTAGTGCTACTGTAGTTACTTTAGGAAACCATGGTACTAATTTAAGTGGTACAAATAATCAAATATTATATTGTTTTGCACCAATAGAAGGTTTTAGTAAATTTGGTAGCTATGTAGGTACAGGTGGTCAGGCTTTAGTTACAGGTGCTGGCAGTGGGGCATTCATATACACAGGATTTAGACCTGTTTGGATTATGATGAAAGATACAGATACTGGTGATTGGTTAATATATGATACAAGCAGAAATGTAAATAATTTATCAGGTTCATATATGGCACCAAATACTACTGACGCGGAAGGAACTGAAGCTAATGGTATTGATATATTATCTAATGGATTTAAACAACAAAATACTTTTACTAACTTAAACTCATCAGGTAATACATACATATATATGGCATTTGCAGAAAACCCTTTTAAAAATTCAATTGCGAGGTAATAGATGTTATCAATTTTATCAGGAATATTAGGCTTTGCTACATCAGGGTTACCTAGTGTATTAAAGTTTTTTGAACAAAAGAATGACCAAAAACATGAACAAGAAATGGCTAAACTTGAAATACAACGTGCTATGGAATTGGCAAAAGCTGGCTATGCGTCTCAAGAAAAAATTGAAGAGTTTAAAACTGACCAAGTGGAAATGGAAACGTATGCGGAAGAAAGAGTTGCGTTATACAAGCACGACGAAAAAGTTGCAGAAGGCGCGTCTACTTGGGTTATTAATCTCCGTGCTAGTGTTCGCCCCATTATCACCTATATTTTTGTTTTTATTTTATTGGTGGTCGATTTCGTAGGATTATATTGGGCTATAAAGTCAGGACATAATTATGCAGAAGCTATGCATATAGTGTTTAGTAATGAAGAAATGGCTATACTAGCATCTATTATTGGTTTTTGGTTTGGGTCTAGACATTGGGAAAAATAAGTGAATACATCGGAGAAGGGCATAGCCCTTATAAAGTATTTTGAAGGAGTTTTGGCGCGACCTTATAAGTGTCCTGGAGGTTATTGGACTGTGGGCGTTGGTCATCTTATCACTCGCAATGCTGAGTTACCTAATACATGGAATCGCAAATTGGAACTTGATGAAATAGATGAGTTATTAAAAAAAGATTTAGAAAAATTTGAAAATGGAGTCCTTCGGTTATTACATCCTAAACAACCAACACAATCTGAGTTTGATGCTCTTGTCAGCTTTAGCTTTAATCTTGGTTTGGGATGCTTTCAACGAAGTACAGTTCGTTCAGCGTTTAAGCGCGGTGATAAAAAAAGGGCTGGAGAAGTTCTTTTAAAATACTGTTATGCAGGGGGACGTAAACTTAAAGGATTAATTAGAAGACGGTTAGCAGAACATGCTATGCTAATGACAAAGGAATCACATGCCTCTTAGTAAATTAAGATTTAAACCGGGAATAAATCGAGACCGTACTGATTTAGCTCAGATGGGTGGATGGTATGATGGTAATCTTATACGTTTTCGTGAAGGTTATCCTGAAAAATTAGGCGGCTGGCAAGCTGAAACTTTTGACAGATATGTTGGTGAAGCCACTAAACTTTTTGTTTATTCAACTGCAGATGGTGCAGAACTTGCAGGTTTAGCTACTACCAAAAAAGTATACGTTCGTGGTGGTACAACTCTTTATGACATTACACCCATTAGAGCTACGTTTGTTTCTACTGCTACCGATAATTGTTTTACTACCAATACTACTGCAGGCACAGAAGGTCAAGTTTTAGTTACCATAGTTGGTCACGGTGCAACTACAGGAGATTTTGTAACTTTTACAGGGGCAGTCGCAGTCGGTGGTATCACAGCCGTACAACTTAATTTAGAGTTTGAAGTGACTGTTTTATCCGCAGATACATTTACTATTCAAACTGCAGGCACTGCTACGTCAGCTACTACAGGTGGTGGTACTGGAATTACTGCAGCTTTTCAAATAAATATTGGTGCTGATTCTTCTGTTGCTGGTTATGGTTGGGGTGCAGGTACATGGGGACGAGGAGGTTGGAGTTCAGGTGCAACTACTCCAGCTATTGTAACTGTACGTCTTATCTTTATAGATAACTTTAATAATGACCTTATATTTAATCTAAACAACGAGGGTCAAATTTTCTTTTGGGAATATGATGCTGCCTTTAGTAATCGAGCAGTATTGCTTAGTTCAATAGCAGGCGCTATAGCAGTCCCTCAAAAAACGGAAAAAACATTGTTTGCACCAAGCGGACACTTGTTGTGTTTAGGGGCTAGCGAATTTTCTTTAGTTTCAACTGCTGGAAAAACAATTAGTTCTATTACCAGCACAAGCACAACAGCTACAGTAACTACGGGAACTGCACACGGACTGTCTACTGGTGATTATGTAGTGTTATCAGGTCAAACTACTACTGCTTACTCTGGAGAATACCAGATTACAGTAACTTCTACTACAACTTTTACATACACTTTAGTTTCTGCTACTACATCACCTGCATCTGTGGTTGGAACTTATGCAGTCCAAGATTATTCAGGTGGTGCATTTAACCCTATGTTAATTAGGTGGGCAGATGTAAATGCAGATGTTGGTCCTAAACCAGAAGTGTGGAAGCCTCAACTTGCTAATACTGCCGGGTTTTTATTTGTTAAAGAAGGTTCTAAAATTGTTACCGGTGCTAATGTGCGACAAGAAACACTTGTTTGGACTGACACTTCATTAAGTACTATACAATTTTTAGGTACAGCAGAAGTGTTTTCATTGCAGCTTTTATCCTCTGATACTAATATCATGGGACCTAATGCTTTTGCAAGTGTTAATAACAATATGTATTGGATGGGAACCGACAACTTCTTTGTATATGATGGTCGAGTTAATGTACTTAAATGCCCATTGTTAAGATATGTGTTTAATGATATTAATAGAGAACAAGCACAACTTGTATATGGTGGCACAAACAAAGAATTTAATGAAGTAATATGGTTCTATTGTTCTGGTGGAGCAGCTCCATCAACTACTATTGACCGCTATGTAATATATAATTATCGTGATGACGTTTGGTATTATGGACAGTTAAACAGAACTACATGGGTAGATGCAGGTATTAATACTTTTCCACTTGCTACCTCTGGGGGGTATATATACTCACATGAAAATGGACCTAATGATGGTCAACCTTTAGGAGCAGCACCACTAGCTATTAACTCATTTATTGAGTCTGCATTTATGGATATTGCAGAAGGAGAATTTTATATGCTTACTAAGCGAGTAATACCTGATGTAGACTTTGCAACTTCAGAAACAGTAGACCCGGTAACAGGAGCAACGTTAACTCCAGCTGTAGACATGTCAGTTGCAGTTACTAAGTTTCCAGGAGCAGCCACTTCTACAACAGATGTAGCTGGAACTACATTGACTCGTGGAGTAACTACATCTACTGCAACTATAGACCAATATACTAATCAAGTATTTATAAGAGCAAGAGGACGACAAATGAATTTTAAAATATCATCTAATACTGTAGGTACTCAATGGCAGTTAGGCGATGCTAGAGTAGATGCTCAACCAGATGGATTAAGGGGATAATATGGCTAAAAATAAAAAACCATTAAATTTAGATAAACTAACAAGTTTAAATCTTGAGACAGGTACTCAAACACCTAAAGAATATTTAAAAAGACCAAAGCTTTATCATTCTATTGACCAAATATCTAAAGGAAATGTAGAAGGAATGCCAGCAGTTCTTGGCAAACTTATGAAATTAGGAAAATTTGGTACAGGTCCACAGTTTGCAGAAATAGAAAGTCGTATGAAAAAAGGTGGCAAGGTTAAAGCTAAAAAACCTAAAGATGGTAGAATGAAGAAAGCTAAATGCAGGGATGGTATAGCTCAACGTGGTAAGACTCGTGGAAAAATAAGATAATGGCCCACGTTGTACAACCTAAAGCTCCTAATTTAGTTTTACCTCAACTAGAATATAGTGAAGACCAACAGAACCAATTACAGAATCAACTTAGATTATATTTTGCACAACTAGATAAGGCACACTTAGACGAAATAACTAACTTACACACTAATAATGTAATGCATTGGATGGGTATATAATGGCTGGAGAGTTTCAAAATTTAACAGGACTTAAATTAGCACAAGCGGCGGTTACTGCATCTGCAGCTATTGTGTATGAAACTCCTGTTAATACACGTACTTACATAAAAGATATTGTGGTAGCTAATACTACAGGCGGTTCACTTGATGTGCAAATATATATTGTTGCGAGTGGAGGTGCAGCAGCTACTTCTAATGCACTTATATACAACAAAACAATAGCAACAAAAGAGTATTTACAATGGTCAGGATTGCAGATAACTAACCCCGGAGACACAATACAAGTTTTAGGTAGTTCAACAGGACTTACTATAACTATATCAGGGGCAGAAGCCGTATAAAACGGTTTATAACTAACACATTACATGATATTATACAACTTAATAAACAGGAATTTAAATGGCAAACCAACAAAAAAAAGCTGAAGGTTTAGCATCTTTAGGTAGATACGGCGATACTATGTTAGTGCATATGCAGCCCAATGAAGTAGCTGGGCTACAAAAATTAGCTGAATCTCAAGGAAGCACTCTTACTATAAATCCTGAAACAGGAATGCCAGAAGCATTTCTAAGTGGGTTTTTAGGTAGTTTATTACCTACATTTGCTGGTGTAGCAGGTGGAGCTTTTGGTGGTCCTCTGGGAGCAGCGGCAGCTGGTGCTTTGACATCATATGCTCAAGGTAATCGTGACCCTTTAGCTATTGCTATGGGTGGTTTAAGTGGATACGGTGGTGGTCAAATAGGTAGTGTTTTAGGTAGTATGCCAGGAGCTGTTACTCCAACAGCTGCTAGTGCGGAAGCAGCTAATGCATTAGCTTCACGACCTGCGGTATCTAATGTAATGGGAGCAAATTTAGCTCCAGGAGTTACAGCAGCAGCTCCTCAAGGAATGACAACTCAAAGTTTAAATGCAATTGCTAACAAAACTAATAATTTACAACATTTAGCTAAAGGTCCTAAAGTACCACCAGGAGTACAACCAACACCAAACGAATTATTTAGTTTAAAATCAACTAATACATTTAGTCCATTACCGGGTGGCGTTAATCAACCTAGTTTTATGGATACTACAGGTACAGCATTTGAACAAACATCTTTAGAGTTTCCAAATAAAATTTTACCTGACGGATATCAAGGACCTACGAATCAGTTAGCAGGCCCTCCTCAACAAGTTACTACTATGAGAGATAATTTAGGACCTTTAACAGAATCTAATTTAACACCTCAAGCTCAAAATTTTAATAATTTTAATCCAAATATAGGTGAATCAATAGCCGGAGCAACAATGGATGGAGGTGGTGCAACTCCTTTGGAAAGAGGTTTAGCTATAGGAGAAAGAGCTGCTGGAGTTCCAGATAAATTACGAGCGTCAGGTAGAGGAATATCTGGAGCATTTAATGACCCTACAGAGTTTTTTGAAAGAGTAGGTGGCAAAGAATATTATGATTCAACTGGAAAATTAATTAATGAAGGTG